GTGGGGATGCTCGCCGCCGCTGCGTAGTAACTGGGTAACTGTCCTCCCAGCTTGGCGGAGTCGTCCACTGTGCCATCTCCGTCGGTGTCATAGGTGGATTTCAGCATATCGCCGTAACCCAGGTTACTCATGCTGTTCTCCACGGTGTCGATCTGGTCTTTCAGTGCCTTGCCCTGTGCGGCGCTCAGTGCGTCGGTGGTGCTGGTGCTGGTCAAGGTGTTGTTGATGGTGGTTTTGTTGGCTCCCTCAGCGATGCCGGACAGCTTGTTTTTCTCTGCGGTCGTATAGTCGTTGGTGCTCAGCCCTTTCCCGTCGACCTTGTCCACCTTGTCGGCGACCGAGTTGCTGATCTGCTGCTTAATCAGGGTCACCAGGTAGGTGATCGCTTCGGTGCCTGCCTTCTTAATGCTCATTCGCTCACTCCTTTAAACTTGGATGCTGTTCCAGATGCTCAGAATTTCGCTGTTCGTCAGTTCGGTGATCTCTTCCCCCAGGCTGTCCGCCGTCAAGCGTGTGGATAGATCCGCCACCAGGCCGGAGATCGAGGCCATGGGGTGCTGTTCCAATGCATCTCGATTCTCCAGCTGGCTGTGATCCATGGTGCCGTAGGGGACAATGGTGCTGCCAGTGGCAACACTCGTCCCATTTTGATTTCCGGCCTGCACGTTGACGGGCGAAGAGGCCACGATAGAAACGTCAATCATTTAGTCACCTCGTTCAAACAGAGACGGCTCCAGAGTCAGAGTAACGAGCGGGGTTTCAGGCTGGAACTGGGAGCCTTTTAACGTAATCCGAGTGTCCATCTGCATGGCTGCACCGGCAGAGAAACGCCAGGTGTCCGAAGCTGTCCACGCCACATCAATGATGTTCTCCCCTTCTCGCCGGGTTGCCAGGTTGCTGGGGTAAACCACATCCCGACGAACAGCACCCTGGCGGAACCGGAACTCGATCGTCTCCACCTGATCCAGGTCAACGTCAAACCGCACCGGCAAAAGCTGTGTGATTGACTGCTTCATGCGTTAGGCCTCCTCGTAGGTCTCCCCGATGTACTCGGCATACTCTTCAGCGGTAATTACGCCGCTCTGGACGTCCGCCTTTGCCAGATAGCGAATTTCGTCGGCTCGCTCATAGATTGCCGCCTTGCTGGAATTCGCCACGCTTTCAAACGTCCGGGTTCCGGCCTTGATTGCCCGCCAATAGCTGTGACTGATTGCCTTGATTGTCATTCTGCGTCCTCCTCGTCAATCTCCAAAAGTTCGTAAATCTCCAGCAGTGCTTCATCTTGCTGCCGGTTGATTTCTTCCTGCTCTGCCGCCGCCTCGTACAGTTCAATTGCCGTTTCGTCAGCCTGGGTTAGGCTGGCCTGCACCTCGTCCACGGCGGTCAGAGCGTCCAGAATCTCGTCTCGTAAACATTTCATGTCGCCACCGCCTTAAATCGCCTTATATCCGGTTATGGTTCCGGCGCCGAGATTAAACGCGTATATATATCCGTATCCATAATCGTCAAAAGAAACCGCATCACTCCCAGTGTAGGCGTTCATAAAGTAGTGCCCAGCGTAGTCATTAACAATGCAGCCGGTACCGGTGCTTTTTGTCAACGAGGTGACAAGGAAGAACTCGGCCTGACAGCTAATCGAGGACGTGGTTCCAGACTTATAATTCGAACAATAGTAGCGCTGGCCTGTCGACGCAGTGACGGAAACAGTGAAGGATGTGAAATAGGTCGTATTCGACAATGTGCTTTTTAGCGTGCTTGTGGTCACGTAGCCATCGGCAGGACGCACGCCAGAATGCTTGCCCTTTGCCGCCAGGTTGAGCAGCTTCGCATTCGAATAGATCACATTTGCTCCGGCACTGGTGCTCATGACGCCCTTGATGCTGCTGCTAGATTGCAGGATCTTCTTCAGAGCTGTTTCGTTCGCAGTGAGCGTGCTCCACGCCGTGCTGTTGCTCACGAATTCGTTTCCTGCGACCGTTGTATCAAGAGCGTTGATAAATGTTGAGCTGTTCAGGCAGGTGCTTAGAGCGCTGGATACGCTGATAAGTGCGCCAAACTTGGCTGAGCTGTTGCAAACTTCGGAGAGTCTGGTGGAATTCGCTAAAAGCCCCGTAATAAAGTTTGCGTCCGCTGCCGACGACTTCATCTTTGCCGACGTACTCGCTAGAGCGCTCCAGGCGGTGTCATTGGAAATGAACATTGTCCTCGTCGTGGTGCACTTGAGAACTGCGGCCTTGACTGTGCTGTTGCTCACCGCATTATCAATAGTCTTAATACCGGACGTGTCCACGCTGGTGTCAAACCCGTAAATACCACTAAGGAACGCCCCGACGGTGCCAGCCGAGTTACAGTAGTCGAGTGCTTCCGACTGCGTGTAACTGTCATTAGCAACCAGCTCTGTATGGGAAAACAATTCATCGTAGATGTCTTTGTTTATATAAACATAGCTTCCTGTACCGTAAGTCTTGTAGTCCAGCAGCCAGGTAGCGGCCTGCGCCGCCTCGACAGTATCCTGATTTGCTACTTTAATCGTCTTAGTTGCCATTCTCTCGCCTCCTTAAGTTCCATCGTCGTAGCTGATAATCAAGCAATCGTCTTCCACGCTGAGAGAAACGCCGCTCAGTTGCTTATCCACCGCCCGGATGTGCTCACCCAGAGTGGAATAGACTTTGCCGCTGTAGTCCCGTCGAGCGTCCTTGACTTCGCCGTTCTCGTCGGAGTCTCCAGAACTCAGGCCGGCACTCAGCGCCAGCTCGATGTTCTCCAGATGCTTCCCCAGCGTGTCATAGCTCACGCCGTCCACGCTGGTTCGGGCGGCTTCCACCTCTTCCCGGACGGCATCCACGGCGGTAGTCTGAGCGGTGTCATTCTCGTCGATCTTCGCCCAGATTTCCGGCAGCTGCGCCACCAGCTGCTCATAATACATCAGATCGCTTTCTGTCGGCTCGATTCCGCTCGGCTCGGTGCCTCTGGTCAGGGTGATTGGGACATAGTTTGTCGTTACGATAGAATCGCCATCTGTTCCAGTTGCTCCAATCAGTAGCTCGCCATCTGTCTGAATCGCCTCCCAGGGAATCAGGCATTTTAATGTTGAGCTGTTCAGCGTCCGGAAATAACTCTGCCCGAACACGTCCACAAAATAGAACGTCCAGGATAGCCTCTTAATATCGCTCGACAGGGTAACGTGAACGGTGTCGGCTTCCACGCCGTTGGTGTTGATTTGCACGCTGTCCACCAGCTCCAGCCGGTTGGTTGTGATCTTCATTTCAATCAGGTTCAATAATTCTCACCTTCCTCCTACGCCAGCCAGGTTCCACCAATGGTGATCGTTCCGCTGGTTGCCGTCGTCAGCTTAATTTCTCCCGCTGTGCTGACGGTGCCATTACTCAACATGACGGTCATCGCCGGTCGCCAGGTTGCCGCCAGCGTGCCCAGGCTTGTCACCTTGGTGTCCGCTGTCAGACTCGCCACCATCTGCACCACGTTACCCACTCTCCGCAGACTGAGAGACGTTACTTCCACGTCATCCGCTGCAGTGATCTCGTCAACAACGGTGGATTCTGTGGTTTTCGTGCTTTGTGCGGCATCAGCCTTTGCCGATTCTGCGTCAGATTTGGCAGATGCTGCGTCCGACTTGGCGGAGCTGGTTTCCTTGGAGGTCTGCGCCGCCAGGGTTGCGGTGGTGGTGCTGCTCTTCTGCAGGGCGCTCACCAGGCTGGTAAACTGGGTTGCAACGTCGCCCATGGAAATGGTGCTCTTCTGCGGCTCCACAATGTTAATGGTTTTCTTGATGATTTCCAGTTTCACATCGGTTCCAATCAGCTCGTTTACAACTCGGTACTTATAGCCTCGTTGAAAGTCTTCCGGCTCCAGCCCCAGCAAAGAGAGGTCAAGCGCTGTCAAGCTGTACGACTCCGTGAATCTGGCGCTGTTGGACTCAAACCACGCCTCTGCCTGCGTTCTCAGGTCTTCGGCGTTCTCTGCGTCAAACTCCACCCGCTTGGAGATGATTCCGTACTTGGTTTGTGCTTCAACATCATCAATGTACGTATCGGTTGCGTAATATTTGAGATTAACCAGGTCGTCAGCGGCGGTTGTCTCAATTTTGGTTCCCGCCGGTGTGCCCAGGTAAACAATGGATCCATCAGAAGCCGTACCAACGGGGTAAATCCGAGTAACCAGGTCACTGGAATCAATGTCACGGGTGATCTTTTGCAGGTTCTTCCCCAGTCTGATCTCCACAGTGGACTCCGAAGCGCCTGGGCGCTCAGAATACCAGTTCAATACCAGATGTTCGCCGTTGTCGATGATATCCAAATATCCGCCGAATTCATCATAAATATCAGAGACGAAATCGTAGGTACTTTGGAAACTGGGTTCGTTCTGGTAACCGTTGTCGGGGTCGGTGTAATCCACGCCGCTGGACAGCTTCTCCAGATAGCTCACATCGCCCAGGGCGATTTTCCGCCGGTCGTCAACCTGCTGATTGTGGCAAGCGCAGGCATATTCCAGAGCAGGCAATGCACCGTACCACCACCAATCATCAATCGTTTCCTCTTCCACCTGAATGGTGGAATCGCACACATAGCAAACAGTGTCTTGCAGGTACCCCAGGTTGCTCTCGCAAACCACGTCCATGGTTACTTTTCCGCTGCTGGACATTTTAACCGCTTCCGTCAGCACCCGCCCGGAGAACTCCACCCGATTCTGTTTCACGTTCTCCACCGTCACCCTGGTTGCGTGCGGGGTAATCAAATCCCAGCCGGGGTTATCCGGAAGAATAGTAAACGAGAAAGAGTCAATGTCGAAGGAATCCGCTTGAACGATCTTCCCTGCCGTCAGCGTCCGATCCCTACTGAATGGGTTGTGAATGATTGTCGACTCGTCGCCGTTGTAGATAGTCACCTGATACATTACAGCCGAGCCTCCCGCCATACGAGCGTCACAGTCCCGTTTGTTGTAGTGACCCTATTAGCGCCAGCGAACAGCGGAAACGGCAGTTCTGTGGCCTCTCCCGCTGTCAGAGTGGCGGAATAGTCGCCGCTGGTAATGGTGCAGTCTTCCGTTGCTGTGGCGGTCATACTGACCGGCTCGCCATTGTTGAAGATCAAAGCCGGAACGCCGGTCTTTGTCGTCGCTCTGGTCAGCCGGTCAGCGAATCGGAACGGGTAGCAATTGAATGTGGCTTTCACCGTCACGATTCGCTTGCTCTGAGTGTAGGTGACTGAGGTGTTAACGACCTTGTAGTACCACCCAGGGAGGCGGTCATCTCGCATCTCTGTATTGACTGCGCTGTACAGCCAACGGAGAATTTCACCCTTGACCGCCTCCGCTTCGGTGTAGTCTCCAACGATTTTTTTCCAGGTAAACTCAACCTTGCGATTTGCGTAGGTCATATAGCCCAGTACGGCGGAGAAATCGTAACTGCCATTTCGGAAGGGGACCGACTCCTCCACCGTGTTTGGGCTAGGGGTGCCGGTGCTGTGGCTCTTCCCCTGGTCAATCAACCCGAAATCACGGTATGAATGCTTGCCGTTAATCGTGATGCCGTTGGTTTCAATCACAGTGCCAACCCCCTAACCTTCATGGACTGCCGAGCGCCGTTGACGCTGTCAGTTGCTCCAGCTGTCGCCGTTGCAAATTCCACGCCGTCGATGCTCAACGTAATGCTCATGGATTCTTTCAAATCCTTCATTGCTTCCAGCAGCTCGGACAGCATCGAGGTGATCCCGCTGTCAGCGTCGTACACGTTGCCGGTGCTGCCACTCTCCGACGTGATCCAGTCGCTGCCGGTGCTGCCGTCGTAGCTGCTTCCGATCTTTACCGCCGTGGAAATGCCCAGGTTTTCACCTGCCGCAATCACGGACTCCACCATTGCCTCGGCTGCGCTCACAGCCTCGTCAGCGCCATTCTCAATGCCGACGCTCAGGCCTTCGGAAGTAAACTCGCCGATCTCTTTAAACACCTTGGACGGGGACGCAATGCCCAGGGCGCTCTTAGCCGCCGAGACTGCGTTACTCGCCATGTTGGAAATGGCGCTTGTGACCTTCGAGATGCCGTTCTTAATGCCGTTTACCATGCCGGTGATAATCTGGCTCGCAATGCTGGTAAACTGGCTGGGCAGGCCGGAAATGGCCGAGACCATGCCCGAGGCCATGCTAGACGCTGCTTCCTTGCCTTTGGAAATCAGGCTCGTTGCGAAGGCCGCTACATTGCTCAGAACGCTGGTTAGAACGGTCATCACGTTGGCGGGTAGATTGGTGATCCCATTTACCACAGCTGACAGGAAATTGCTCGCCGCCGTGGTTGCGTTGCTCGCCATGCTGCTCGCCCAGCTCGTCACGTTGGAAATGGTGTTCGTTAAGAACGTCAGCACCTTGCCGGGCAACTGAGTGAAGAAACTCACGATAGCAGTCAGGAAATTCGTGCCCGTCTCACTGGCTTTCGTTGCCATGTTCGTCGCCCAGGTTACCACGTTGCTCAATGCCGAGCTGATAAACTCCAGGATCTTCACGGGAATCTGACTAAAGAACGTGGTGACCGCCTCAATGACGTTCTGCCCGGTCTCTTTAAATTTCTCCCAGACATTTGATGCCCATTCTTTGATGTTCTCGATTGCCTCGTCAATATAGGCTTTCACTCCGGGAGGGATCTGAGCAAAGTTTGCAATCAGGCTCGTGATTGCCGAAACCAGATTCCCGAAGGTGTTGACGATGCCGGTAATCAGATTTTGAACGATTTCAACGCCCATCGCCAGAATGTCAGGCAGGCTCTCCGCCAGTGTCTCCACGATGTTAACGATGATCTCAGGCACCGCCGCAATCAGGATAGGTAGCGCCTCGGCAATGCCCTGCACCAGTGCCGAAATGATCTCAAGTGCCGCCGAGATGATCCCGGTCAGATTTCCCGGCGTGCTGAGTGAGGTAGCGATCTGCGTGATCGCCTGCGCCGCCGAGGTTGCCATCTGTGGGATGTTCGTCGCCAGGTTGCTCGCCAGCGATGTGATAATCTGTACTGCCGCCGATGCCAGCAACGGAAGATTCTGAATGATGCCGGAAACCAGCGAATTCAACAGCTGCATTCCGGCGCTGACAACCTGCGGAATCATCTCCAGCACCATCGCCAGCCCATCGCTAATCACGTCGCCCAGCGAAGCCATTGCCCCAGACAAACCGCCCTCTTGGAATGCCGCTGTCAGCTCGCTGATGCCCTCAGAGCCAAACTGCACGAATTCCCGTAAGGTAGGTGTCAGCTGGTCAGAAGTGGCGATTTGGGCGCCCTCCAAGGCTGACTGAAATAGGGTAATGTCGCCGCTCAGGTTGTCCAGCTGCGTGTCGGCCATGGCCTGCGCTGCGCCTGTCGTGTTGTCGAATGCCGTCTGCAGGGTGTCCAGGTCGCCGCCTAATGCGTTTACTACGTCGTCATATGTGGTGCCTGCATCGCTCCATTCCCAGACATAATCGGCGAAATCCTCAGCATTACCAGCGGACATAGCCAGAGCAGAGGAAAAGTCGTCTGCACTGATTCCGACAGACTCCAAATTCGTCTGCAAATCGGTCAGGCTGGTTCCCATGCCTTGGAGCTGTTCATTTAAAGCGTCCTCGGTGTACCAAGATGCGTCAATCGCTTCCGCCAGCTCTTCCCATCGTTCTGTCGTGGTTCCCAGCAGAGCGTTAACAGATGAAATATCCGTCTTGTTAAAGATGGTGCTGATAATGTTGGTCTTCTCTTCGGAAGTCATGCCGTCCATCGAAGCGTTTAGGTCGGTCATGATGTCCTGCAGAGGCCGCATATTGCCCTCTGCGTCAAAAACCTGCAATCCAAGCTCTTCCATCGCCGCCGCTGCGGTGTCTGTGGGGGACTCCAACGCCAGAATCACGTTCCGCAGGTGTGTACCACCCTCAGAACCCTTGATGCCGTTATCCGCCAGAATGCCAAGTGCCGTGGAAAGCTCGGTAGTTCCTCCCGCCAGGTCTTGCGCCGTGCCGCCGATGGTCAGGAACGCCTCACCCAGCTGCTCCACGCTTGTGTTTGACTTGGACGATGCCGCCGCCATTTTGTCGACCATCTGGCTGGTCTCATCCAGCGTCAGACCGAGGGCGGACTGTGCATCCGTCACCATGTCGGAGGCCGTTGCCAGTTCCATGCCACCAGCCGCAGCCAGATTCAGCACGTTCGGCAGCATCTCCATGGACGTGTCCGCATCATAGCCCGCCAGCGCCATGTAGTTCAAGGCCTCAGCAGCCTGCGTAGCCGAGAACGAGGTTGTCGAACCCATTTCCAAGGCGTAGTCTCGAAGCTCTTGGATGCTGTCCGTGGTCGTGCCCATAGTGGCTGCAACCTGAGACATAGCAGTATCGAACTCAGCGCCGGTGGATACGGAAGAGGCCGCAAACGAGACAACCGCCGCTGTAGCTGTTGCCAGTGCCGCAACGCCGATTTTAGCCGCGGCTGCAAGACCGTTGCCAATCTTCTCTTTTAGCGTCTCTGTCTTCTCTTCCGACTCGCCCAGCCCGTTAATATATTCGCTGGTGTCTAATGTGATTTTCGCCGCCAGCTCGAAGACGTTCAATCGACCTCACCTCCATCCGCTTGAAATTTTGCTTTTAGATCGCTGATAACTTCTTTCTGGCTCCGGGTGTCTGCCGGCGCCTTGGCTGCATCCACCAGGTCGCCCCAGCGCTGTAGTGTTCTGCGGGAGGTAATACACCAGATAGCGTCGGCGATGTACCGCCGGTAGGTTTCTGCTTCCCGTTTCCGCTTCAGCTCCTGAATGCAGTGCTGATAGATGAAATCATCACCCAGCGCCGCCAGCACATCCAGCCGAATGGTTGAAATCAGTTCTCCGTATTCAGCAGGCCCGATTTCATCAAGGATAATAAAAAATTTACCACCTTCTGATTGGAAATCAGCTCCATTCCAGCCAGAATGTAATCCAGCCCTTTCAGCTCCTCACCCTCTTCCTGAATAATGAGCAGATTCAGCAGCTCAATGGTTGCCTCCGGCTCATCGTTCAGAATTCGCTCCGTCAGGGTTTCGAGATTCTTCTTGCTCTGCTCTGCAAGCTTCGCTTTCTTCTCTTCTGCGGTCTCCTCACCGGTGAGAATGGGCTGTGTGCGAAGTGTTTCCATCACTTTCAGCTTTTTCAGTGGCGCCGCCGCCTGGGTTCGAATGGCATTGACAGTCCGCAGGAAATCAACGCCGTTCAGGTCTGCGATTGTCTTCAAAATCAGCCCTCCGTGGTGGACTCGCCCACATAGAATGCCATGGGAACCTCGTCCTGAGCGGTGATCGAGTAATGGCCGGTCAGGGTGACGGACAGCTGTCCCTTGCCCTTGTCGGTGCTCTTGATGCTCAGGCCGCCGGTGGACAGTGCATTTTTCAGCTGCACCGCAACCCAACCGCCGTCAGCCAGGTCGCCAACCCACCAAACGTCTGCGAAATCCTTATCACTGTCAACCTCGTTTCTGGGAGTTACAGCGGAGCCGGAAATATCAGCCGCACCCAGGGCAAGTCTGATCTGCTCCTCAGTCACGCTCAGGGAGGTGAACGCAATCGTGCATTCCCAGGAGTCCAGTCGTTTCAGCTCCTTGACGTTGGTCGGGCAGTTGTCAATATCGCTGCCGTAGTCGGTATAGGTAGGAGTCGCCGCCACAGTCACGCCGCCGGTGGTAGCGCAGATAATGGCGGAGTCTGCCAGTGCCGGCTTTGTAGGATCGAAACTATTCAGCAGTACGCCGGCGTTGAGCTGAATATTTTTAAACGTAGACTCAGGAATCTGAGTAAAAGTCATACTCATTAAATCACTCCTTAAATCGTAATAAATTCGGCGTTTATGTTGATATATCGCCGTTTGATACTCTTGCTTGTCTCATCGGTCAGACTTTGGCACCAGGGCGCTCCTCTGGTCAGCCAGATAACGCCGTCGTCACAGGCCAGCCGCTCGCCACCCAGCCCCAGACGCTTGGAAATCTCCTCTGCCTTGGCGTTTGGGATTGCTTCCGAGTCGGTGTAGTACCAAAGATTGACGGTGATCGCTGCTGAGGTATCCCCAAATGATCCAAGTACGGGGGTGTAGGTCAGATAGGGGAAAATCACGTCGTCGGGAACGTTTGTTGACGCATAGGCGGTAATGCCGAAGGACGAGAAAAAATCATATAGCGCTGCTGCTTTTGTCATCTCGTCAGCTCCCATTCCTCGGCAGTCACCTGCGAAAACTGGAACGTTGCCCGGTCTGGTGTCTGCTTATCCTCGCCGTCAGAGGTCACCCGGAAAATCTTCCCGTCCTTCGCTCTGCGGAATACGTCGTGATAGCTCAGTAATGCGTTCCGGTCAGTGGTCACGGTGTACAGGCTCGTCACGCCTTGGCTCTCAGCCGCAAGCGCTTCCATAGAGCTGTTAAATGTGATCGCCGCCAGGAATTCAGCGCCATCCGTCCAAATGGTCGTAAAGCCGCCCTCGCCATCCGGTGTGCGTGTCTTCTCCAGCAGTACGCAGGACTCTTTCCAGTCGTCAATCAGGCTCATCAGATTTTCCTCCATGCGTTCAGTTCGGACTTAAACACGCCCTGCCAGGTTGCTGCACTGCCGCTACTCTCGTTGGCGTTTTTGCTGTAGCTGTAGTTCCCAAAAGATTCGTTGGTGTAGGGGCTTCTGGCGTTGTCGCCGTTGTCAGCTTCCCACGCCTCGATAATCTCCGCCAGATCTAGCACCGCTCTTGGGATCGCCAGGGCGGAAATCTCGCCCTCGAACTCCTCGTCAGTCATGCCAGTGGCTGGATACTGCCACAGACCATCGTTAAAAACGCTGCCCTGTACCCGAAAGTATTGCCCGTTCTTGAGGAAAGGCAGCTCGATGCCGCCGTCAGTGATCGTGAACGTGTCGGAACAGATTTCATATTCAAACCAATTGTTGATATTCGCCAGAATTCTGTCTAGCATCGAGCCGCCACCTCCTCACTTACTTGCTGCTGGTACTCTTAGCGGTGCCAACGTCAAACACGGCAATGGCGTCAAGGTACTCGGCAAACAGAGTCATGCCCATGATGGCGAAGCACTCGGAAACGGCGGTGTTGTAGTTGCCCTGAGTGTGGAACCCAATCAGGCTAGTTTCGCCGTCAGTGGTAAACTGCAGGCCTGCACGGGCGAAATCGCTGGTCGCCGGATCGACATAGTACAGAACGATGTTTTCCACGGGGGTGGCGATAACCCGGCCTCTCTTGATCTCGGAGTCGGACAGCAGGAAAATGGTGTTGAAGCCCATGAAATCCTTGACGTACTGGAAACCATACTGGTTCTGGACCGTAATGTTTGCGGCGCCCAGGTACTCGTAAACGTCCAGGATGTTCGCAAAGCCCACAACACCGGTAGCGGTGCGATGAATCTGCTTAAATTTATTCTCGACGCTGCCCTTTGCCATCGCCAACGCCATCTGGAAGGTGTCATAAGTGCCGGTCAGGGTGCCGGTATTCAGATAGGTGTAGAACTTGGACGTAACGTTGTCCTGCAGCTCATACAAGAATTCCTCGTCAGTCAGAGCGACGGCCACGTCATAACCGTGATCTTTGATGCTCTCGATGGTGACTGCCTTGGCGTACTTATCAATGCTCATTTCGGCATAGGTGGTCTCAGTGACGACTGCCTTGCTGTAGGGGATTTCCTCGCCCTCTGCCACGGTGCCAGATGCCAGAGTGACGGTTGCGGTCTTGGACTTCAGGATTGCACCGGGCTGCTTCTTGATGGGACGCATAATGCCGATGATCTCACGCAGATGTTCCCAATTGCGGCTGAACCGGGTGACAAAATCGATTTCTCTCGCTTCAACCTGGATTTCGTTGGTTACAGACAGATTATCTTTAGCCATTTATCAAAATCATTCCTTTCTGAATTGCTCAATATTAGCGGCAATTGCGTTCTGGCGCTCTGTAGAATCTTTGATTGCCAGAATGTCAGCTTTGCTCAGTTTGCCGCCGGTGTTACTGATCGGGTTTGCAGGCTCAGGCGCTCCGGCTTCTCCGATTTTGGTCACCAGCCCGGACAGGTCGCCCTCGATCAAGTCATCAAACGCCTTTGTGTCCTTGATCTTGTCGCCGTCCAGCTCTGCCGCCTCAATCTCTGCACCCAGGCCACGCATTGCGATAGTCAGGTTCTTGCCGGAAATGCCCTTGGATTCCAACAGTGCTCTGACCGCGGTCTCCTTGGCTGCTCTCGCTTCCTTGCCTGCGATTTCTGCACGATAGTCGTCAAGCTCCTTCTTCACGGCATCGTGCCTTTCCTTCCAGCCGTCGTCGCCTTTGGCTTTCAGGTCGTCCAATTCCTGCTGAACGCTGGGCAGCTTCTCAGCCTCGCCCCTGTACTTCTGCACATCCGCTTTCAGACCGTCCACGGTCTCGGAGTGCATCTCGATAATGGAGTCAACCTGTTCATCGGTTAGCCCCATTGCCTTCAAAGATTTTCTAGTTAGTGCCATTGTTTCAGTCTCCTTTTCCTTGGCCTCGGTTCCTCGAGGGCGACTGTACTATAAAAACCGCAGTTCTTTGCGGGTCTTACTGTTTTTATTAGCCGCTATTCAGCGTCTTCTCAATAATGCTTTGGATCTGGTCTGTATGGTCAGCGATTGCTGGTTTCAAGAATTCCTGTGCTCGCTGTCCGTGCGTCAGATGCCAATTGCCCTTGGAATCCTGAAACACCCAGGGCGTTTGCCTGCCGCCGGGATAGTAGATACCCGTTCCGCATTCAACATAAATCGCATACTCATTGTCTGTTCCGATCCAAGCGGTCGTATCTTCCACTTCGTGGGTGATGCTGTTCCGAAGGTTGCCGGTATCCACCGGACAGAGGGATTTGGCGTAGTCATCCACCAACCCGCCAGCAGATTCCAAGGCGTTTTGAACCTTCTTTTCAAATTCCACCTTTACTAGATCGGCATTGTTCGCTACAATCTCAAATTCCATTCTTCGACTCTACCCATTCGTCGTATGTCATCCATTTCACGAGTTCGGTTTCGCCGGTCTCCTCGTTTTTGGTTCGCCGGTATCCGTCCGTCGCTGAAATTCCATCAATCTCCCGAATCATCGTGCACCGGCAGTTGTACACCATCTCCGGCGCTCCGCCTGGGTCACCTGGGTACTGGATCGAATAGCCCTCAACCTCGAACGAGTCGCCCACGTCAACGGTCTGACCATCTAATTTCTGGTGCGTGTGTCGGGTTCTGTTGTCCAGGGTCGCCATCCAAGTTTTACGGATGTTAATCCCAGCCTCTTCCGCCGCCTTGAAGCTGTCCAGCCGTCCGGCGTTCTGCGCTCCGGTCACTGCCGTTCTCGCCGCTCGAACTGCGCTGTCTCTCTCCATGGTCGGAATGTTGGTTTGCAGTCTGTCGCTGATCTTCTTGATGCTCTCGCCCTTCAGAATGCCGGTCGTCACCTGCTTGGTGATCTGGGTTTTCCCGTAGGCTAGATCTATACCACGCTTGACAGCCTTCGCCGCCGGGTAGCTCGGCATTAGATCCGGTGCCTCGGTAATCAGTCTCTTAACTGTCTGCTCGTCCCACAGGGCGAAATCTATGCTGTCGCTTAGCTGCTCTATGGTGTAATTGGCGTAATTCCGATTCAGTGAATAAATTCCCGGCGTAGTGTCGTTGATGTAGGATACCGCCACCTCGTTGGCCTCGGTGACTCTCTGCGCCAGCTTATCTCGCAGGGCTTCCATGCGTTCGCCCCTGCCGATCTGATTCAGCCGCCATTGCAGGAAATCCTCTTCTGTGTACTCTTTGCCGTTGACAATCGTTCCAATTAGCTTTCTGGTTTTTTCCTCTCGCTCTTCCAGCTTCTCGAAATAGGCTTTGATATCCTTGCTCATGTCGTCGGCAGCTTCCTGGTAAACCTGGGTAATTCTCTGCTCCAGCTTCTTCAGCTCCGCATCTGTCAACGTGTGACCTGCGTCAGATTTCAGCATTCTCCGTCACCTCGCCGCCAGTCAATCGGTCTAGATCCTCTGCGTCCTTTTTCTGCAAAATCCGGTCGATTTCCTCAGACGAAATGTTCGGCAGCTTGCTTAGAATCGTCTCGTCGTCAAGATATGGCGCCTCCAGCATGATGATTTCTACCTGTTCCTTCTGGTTGCTAATCCGGTTCCGCTTAAACTGCGGGGTAGCATCGTCAGCGGGAACACCTTGGAGCGCTAGGAGCGCCTGAACGGCGTCAATAACCTGGTACTCAAAATCATCTGCGTTTTCGTCCAAGGGCTGGTATGCGCTGTTGATTTCCGTTGCTGTCTTGGATCCTGCCCCGATCGAGCTGGGATTCATGTATCCGAAATCGGCATAGATGGAATTCTCCAGCCGGTTTAACAGCGCCTCCCGTGCATTGTATGGGATCTCCTGCGTATATGGCTTCACGTCCACCCCGTCAGCGGTGTTAACGTTGGCGATGTGCTGATACAGCAGTCGCTCTCGGAACTTGGTCAAGTCCTTCTCGGTCATCCCGGCTGCGTTGTTAATCAGCCAGTAAATCTGCGCACAGTCCTGCATATCGTTCGCAAATCCAGAATGCACAATATCAAAAGCGTCAATTTTGGTTCGGAGCCCGACAAGCGTGCTTTGATGCAATCTACTGCCCCACAGCGGGATAATAGGCAGAGCGCCGTAGTTGTGAGCAGTGATAACATCGCCGGTCGTGGCGGGCGTTCTGGCAATCGTCATGCGATATGGTGCGCAGTCATTCGCCTGTGGTTTGAGTCCACCGGTGGAACCGTCCTCGCTCTTGAAGTCCAGATAACCGTCGGCTGTGTAAAGAGTCGCCATTAAAGGTCGGTCAGGTGCCATCTGCCAGAACCTCACGCCTGCTCTCAACTCACTGGTCATCTCGTCCCACAGCGGGGCAAATTCCGTCAGTTTGAAAACGTGAATGTGGTCGTATGCCCAGTACAAAAACGATAGCCCATGAATCAATCCATAATACCCGGCGGTGTAGATCTGGTGATCTGCGTTCCTGCCCAGTTTATCCTCCACGCCGTCAGCCTGGAAGGTGATCCCGTTACCCAGCGAATAGGTGCATCTCTGGGTGTTGCATCGGGCGAAATAATTGCTTGCCAATTTCATATTAGAGACAGTGTCGTTCCTCTGCTTCTGCCCGTTCCCGGTGTAGATCCATCGGGCGAAATTGGAGATCGTCACATTTCTTTCGGCATCATACTCGTCAGCGTCAAGCGCCATCCTGTATGCCTGAGTAGATTTGTGGCTGTTGATTACCATTCCCACAAATTCACTCACAGCGCCGATCTGCTGCGCTGTCTCGAAATCTTGATAAGTATAAATCGTGCTCATTTACTCACCACCTTCCACTGTCTTCATTGTCCGCCAGCCGAAACCGTAGCACCGTCTGACAGAAATATCGAATGTCGTCCATTGCATGGTCATTCTCTTTGATCGGTCTATCGTCCGTGGCTTTCTCGTCCCAGCGATACAGCCCGAACTCCCGAATCGCATCCTTGCAAGCTCGGTTAACCTTGATTTTGCCATTCTGCAGGAATCGAGCGGTCGTGATAATGCCGTTCTTCACGTCATTGTTGGCCTTCCTCACCGAGAACCGCCCGTGCCGTCTGATTGTTTCAATAAACGATGCCGCCGACGGGTCAACGATAACGCTTTCAATCTCCATTTCACCGGCCAGCTTCTCCAGCTCTGCATAATACTCCTCATCGGTTTTCTGTGCGTTTTGCTCCCTGCCGTTGTAGTAATATTCCCGCACTCTGACCGCCCGTTTATCATCCACCCGCCACAGTCCAGCGGAGAATGGGTTCAGTGTGCCGTAATCGCAGGAAATAAACCAATCTCCAGACTCTGGAATATCGTCAGTCTGGCAGCTCTCCCCGAACATGGGGTAAATCAAGCCCTCAGCGGCAACCCACTTGCCCAGAATGTACCGGTCATAGAATACGCCGGAATACATGGTCTCGTATCGTTCCAATGTCTTAGCAGACAGAGACGGGTTATCCTGCATGGTGAAATGCAGATAGAGGGCATTGCGCTCTTCATGGCCTAAAATCCATTTTTTATAAAACCAGTGTTCCGGGCTGCCTGGATTACAGCTAAACCAAATCCGAGCGCCGTCAACGCTGCATCGGGCAAGCGCCTGGTTTACGAAGCTCTCCGGCATCAGCACCACCTCGTCCAGCAGTACCCCCGCCAGGGTTCGGCCCTGAATCAGCATAAAGGACGCTTCATCCTTGCCGCCAAACACCTCGAAGATATTGCAGGTGTTCCCCCGCCTAACCTCCAGAACCTTCTCCTGCCGGCGCCATTTTATTGAATATCGCTCTTTTGCCCAGGACAACATTAAAAACGGATCAATGATGTTTTTAATGGCACTGTCCACAGTCTTTCCGCAGATACCGAATTTCCGCCCGTTGAAACTGTCCATTGCCCATTTGACGAAAGTTACCATCATAATTGAAGTCTTGCCGGAACGCACTGCACCATCGCAGATAAGCGCATCATAGGAGGAGTAGGGGAAGGCTCTGATCTTGTTTTGCTTTGCGCTAATCATCGCCGCCCAGCCCTCGCACAATCTCCATCTCTCGATCTGACAGTTTCCAGACGTGCGCCTGCGCTTTTTCCTGAGCTTTCCTTTCAGCTGCCGCTCTTTCAGCTGCCGCTCTTTCAGCTGCCGCTCTCTCGGACAGGAGCAAGCCACCTCCAAAAATGGTTTTCCCGTGATCTCTCTGTGCGTCCAGCATTGACACTCTGGTGCAGTCCGATCTCTTTACCGCAAATTCAACGCCGTACTTCGCCCATCTCTGCATCATTGCACTTGTGACAATGTGATCCGGGTATTCATATTTCGGCAACTGTGCGGTTTTAGATTTTCTCAACCGGTCAACCTCAGCGTTCACTAGCTTTGTTAATCTCGGTTCCGTCTGCGCCACGGTATCGCCGCCGTAGCTGGTGACAAAGGACGTTCTAACTATTGCGCCGTTCTCGTACTCGATGGAACAATCTGTGATAACGTGGTTCATCCGGTTACAAGTGTTTTTCCCGTTCAAGCAAGTTAGTGACGGCGCAAACAGGAAAAACTTGATGCCGTGATCCAGATAGAACTCGCAAATTTTAGTCAGCATAGAGAATGGCGGATTGTCCAGAACGGTGCATCCGTCCGGGTATTGGTAGTTCTCAAAATCTCCGCCCGGATAGAACGGCCTTACAATAGATGCCGGGTCAATGCCATACTCAGCGCACGCCCAATTTTTGATAACCTCGTAGATTTCCGGCGGAGTGTAGC